CCCGCCTCTGCTTGTGGTATGAGTCTTACCTCACAAAAACCATCAAACTTATTTGTTTTCGATCTCGTCCAATTATGTTGGTGGACAGACTGATGAACCAGCGCATCACGATATTCTAAACAGGAAGTAAGTTCTTGAAAATAAAGCTCTACCCCAGTTGGAACACCACCAGGTGTAAGAAGAACCAGAACGAAGATCATAAGAGTCATAATCTTCTCTTCTTAGTCATTGCTTGCGTTCGTTCAGCTTGTGGCGCGACAAGCTCCCAAGTCAGCACATCCACATCAACTTGATGCGCTGTTCCTAACACTCTTGGCATGCTGTTTCTGACATAGATCATCGCGCCATACCCGCACTGTTGGTAATTAAACCGCAACCAAGCCATTGCAACGGCATGTCTTTTAGATGGTGGATTTACAAGCTGTAGCTTGTTCCACTCCCTTAGATCGCAAAACAGATTAGGGTTTTCTGGGTCGTACTCTAGCTTTACTGCTTCTGTAGCATTATCTGAATCAGTTGAGCCAGTTTCTCGTCCGTTGCCTTCAGAGTTTCCTGCTGTTGACTCAGACTGTCCACCACCGCTTTGATCTGCGTCTGATTGACCGCTGACAGTTGCCCGTTGGCTACCGCCTGTTCCGCTGTCTTTTTTACAGCTTGTTCGATCCTTTGAACTTCTGCATCAGTTGCTTCTGCTCGAGCTTGCATAGAACCCCAAGCTATAGCTCCAGATAATGCGGCGGCTGCTATGGGCAACGCCCAGGTTGGTACTTTTATAGTGTTTGCTTCACTCATCAGTTTATCCTCCTAAGAATTGTGGAACCAACAAGGTTCCTATAATCAATACTATCACTCCCCATAGCATTCTTTCTAATCGATCAAACCTTCTTGAACCGTCAGCTAAACGCTCTTCAATCCTTTCATAGCGAAGCGCACACTCTCTCTCATGTGCGTTTATTTCCTGCAAAGCCTTCTGCCCCTGGTCAACATCCATGCCCATCGCTTTTGCAAGACCATCATCCATTACTTATCTTCGCTAGATGATGTTTGTTTAGCCTTACCTATAGTTAAAGACATGTATTCAATTATTGGGTACACCCACTTACCCATAAAAGCATCATCTTTAGGGGTTGGCGTAGCAGCCGTCACTGCACTCGCTATGGTGACAATCGTAGTAACAAGCGTCCAGACTTCCATTAGATCCATTACTGCACCACCTCTTTTTCTTCCTCAACAGCTTTGACAGAGTTCTTGAGATCCATTTCTCTTTTAGCAATCGCAAGTTGAAGGTCATGGG